ATAATTTTTGCCATAGTATAGTTTTATAGGCGAAAAACTAGGAAATCAACAGTATTTTATCCTATGTTATAAAGTCTGTGTTGAAACTTATAATAGTTTTCATACTATTATTTTCTATTGGGGGTGACATATGTGGTAAAAAAGCAGGAAAGCTTATAATATCCCCTTCCTCACACTCTTTATTAAAGTGTTTAAATTTTGTGCTATATCCCTTTGGGCATTCTAAAAAATAAACATTAGCGTAGTGGCAACAAGTATGTGTATGCCAAGGATGAGAACCGTTTTGTTTATATCTTTGAAACCAAAAAGAGCTAATCTCACATTTATCAACTTGTAAAGCTTTAACCATCTCTGCTAGATGATTTGAAACTGTTTTTGAAAATAATGTAAAATATTCTCTGTGCATAGCTCTTGGTAAATTCCAATCGGTATGAAATATGTTTTGTTGATTTTCTACTACAGGGTTGTTTGGTATTAAGTCGATTTGATCTAATAAAAGTTGTTTTACCTTTTCATGATCTAATGCTTTTGTTTTAAAAATATAATCCACTAAAGCTGTTGTTTGATCTCTAAAACGGAAACTTCTATCATAGCTCTACTAGCAGCATTAGCCTGTACCTTTAAACTGTCTCCCTCTTGATATACCATACTTGTGCTTATTGTATTGGTGTCAGAAGCAGATACATCCACTTGAAATACTTGTAAATCATTGGAACCATCATTGTGATCAAAATTCACAGTAACGGCAGATGATCCATCATAATTGTGAGTATTAATTGTTTTAACAATAAAAGTAGATACTGGGACAGGAGGTGTTGCAGCTACATTGGCCGTGGGAACTGTAAACACAGTAGTTAAATCTGTAGTTGTTACGTTAGAAATAAATCTTTTGAATACATCAGCCATTTAAAAACCACGCTCTTCTTGTTGCTTCTTCTTGAGTGTCTTGTGTGTAAGAACTATTAAGTTGTAAAACTAAATCTTCAAGTTGCCTTATTAATTCAGCTTGTTGCTGTCTATCATACTCATCCCTTGGATCAGGAAATCTAGTTATAGTTAATTTTGCCATACGCTATTCTATAATTAAGTTTTCATAATTTCTACAAAAATCAATTATGTGCTGTGGTAGCTCAATGTTATAGCTTCTTTTTGTAACAGACTCAGTGTTTATCCTATGTATATTATTGTAAAAGCCAAGAATGCTATCATCATATTTCATTCCGTTTACAGAAAATTGATCAATATTCTCAAAGTTATGATTAAATGATTCAATATTTAAAAACTTGTAAATCTTTTCAATTACGTCTTTTGGACTTTTTACAAAGTCGTTGTAATCTATTAAAATATATTTTTCTTTATCTATATTCTTTAAGCCATTTGTTAACGCTAAAAGACTTCTAAGTAGCATTGTATTTGGATCGGTTATTTCTTGATATACTTTTTCAATAGGTTTTTCAGTGTTATTTTTAAGAGATAAATCAATAAAAGATTTTACAATTTCTATTAAACTTCTTTTAAGAAAAATATATTTATAGTTTTGATAATCGTAATATTCTAAATTTTTAGGAGTAGTGGCAGGACTCCTATCTATTATAATATCTTGTTTCCAATCTTGATAATAATTTTGTATGATTTTTTTTGATACATTTTGCACTGAACCATGATCTGGAAAATTCATAAACACTTTGGTTTTTTTAGCTTCATTTATGTTATGAAGTAGTTCAAATACTATAGAATTAGGTGTGCATCCAATTTTTCTATTTTGATTTAAAATAGATGCTAGAACTGTATTGCCTGATCTAGGCAAGGAAACCCAAAAACAAATTTGTTTCAAGTAGTTTTATCTTCTTCCATCTGGTTGTATATCAAAACGTTGTGTTCCTAATCTCCAAGCAGTACCTGTGGTATTGGAAACAACATTAACTGTAAATTCTCTACCTCTTCCACGTAGACTAACAAATTCAGTGGAGTCAGTGAAAGTAGCTGTTTTAATAGCACTTGTGCTATTGTTAGGATAATTCTTAAATTCAAGTTTCGCATTAAGTGTACCTGATTGATTTTGTATGTCAGGAATAAGTTTTTGTACAAACAAGAAATCATTACCTTCTCCTATTTGTACTGCTCCAGATTTTACAAAAGCAATTATCGCTTCACCATCAGCATCATTTCCTGTTTCATGGAAGAAAGCTTGAGTTGCGCCATCAGTTAAACCCAAAATTACCTCATTGTTTGCTGTTGTCGTTGCTAAATACTCAGTGCCAACAGGGTTATCAAAAACTTCTCTATCAATCCATGAGGTTCTATCAAGAGTTCCTGTCCACCAAGTTTGCTCTAAATAATTATAAGCTACTATTGCATTTATTTGATCTGATCCTGTTCTAGGATAAAACCACATTATTTCGTTAAACTCTCCATTATGTCCTGCAAAAGCATTTTCAGAACCTGTTACATTAATATTGTCGAATACAAACTGTTCTACAGTACATGGTAATTTTTTTACCGAACCATCGAATAGGAAGAAAGAATCCTGTGACATCCAATAGCTTACGCCATTTATATCTACAGCCGAATGACTACCAATGGCTCCACAATTCTGACCCAATTGTCTTAACCCAAATGTAAAAGGAGGACCAATAAATTGCATGGCGTGTAAAGAAGTATCTGTCCAAACAAGTATTTGGCCTCTTGATCTTTCAGCGGCCACGATTCGTGATCCGTCTGCAATTCTTAAAGATCCAGCAGTATTCTCTGCTGTGGGTTGATACGTTGTTATATCTTCTTGATCAGAAAATCTTATAAGTAAATCATCTTGTGAACTAGTTGTTCCAATTGTATTTTCTGTTCCCATAAAAACTAAATGTCTATCAGGAGTAGATACCAAACTTAATCTAGAAGCTGTTGGTGCTCCTGATATTGCTGTTGCTCTTGTTGAAACACCTAATGATGTATCCCATTTAAAAGCTCCACCGTTTAATGCTGTTGCTATTAAGTCTTCTCCAAAATTGTCTAATGACCATTGTCTAGCTTCTAATGTTACGTTCGAAGTAGTAGAAGGAGTGCCCCATGTACCACTTCCCCAAGTATCAGTACCCCAACCAAATGCTGGTGTTGATAATTCAGGACCCACTGATATTTGATACTTCGCATTACCTGTGCCACCACCTGAAGCTGTTGAACCTGAAGCTGCTGATGTGTGTGTAACAACATAAGCGGCAGTGTTAGGAACACTAGTGACTTCAAATTCTTTATTCATATCCAAACCGTCAATAGCTGAGAAAGAATCAAAAGTAACAAAATCTCCCTTTGCACAACCGTGGCCTGTGTCTGTGACAACTACAGAGGTTGTTGCATTTGTAGTAAAAGGATTAGTTAAAGCTGAAGTTTTTCTTATTGGCGTGATATCGTAAGCTAGTCCCTCTTCTAATACATATAATTTCCTATCTGTGCCAATGGCATTGTATCTAGTTCCATCCAAAGCTACCCAAGCGTGCATGTCCCTTGCTACTCCCACTAGTGTGGTCGCTATGAACTTTTGCCAACCTTTGATTTTCTGTGCAGATCCTTGAAAAAAACGCACCATATCACCATCAGTCCACTTACCCTGACCTGTATAATCAGTGACTTCTTTATTGATACCTGGTGCTGGTCTAAAATTTACTAATGGCATTATATAAATATACTACAAAATCAATAAAATAAAAGAAAACTAATCTAAAGGAATACAATTTATGTTAAAAGCCATGGTTACTCTAGGTTGTTTTCCTACATGTTTGTGCACTCTATGTTTACAAAGAGAGGGAAACAAAATTAACATGTTAGTCTCTAACTTGACATCCTGTTGAAAATCTTCAAACCACATTCTTGTATCAGTAGGAACATCAAAATAAAAGGCTCCAGAAAAGTTTATAAAAGGATGAATATGTTCTTGTGTAGAGTCACCCTCTTCATGGCAAATACCCCAAGAAGCCTCAAATGCTATTTGTATTTTATCATTTGGAGTTGGGTTTCTTAGATTAATGGTATTATATAAAGTGTGTCCAATGGACTGATGTATTTTATTAAAATCACTATCTGCTATAAGTGTATGATAATCTGTTTGTTTAGCTAATAAAGTTGTTGAGTTGTATTGTTCTGACTTTGTTGCATGATTTTTTATTTTATCCTTTAACAAATTAAGATATTCCATGTCCTCTAGAAAGTCGTAATAAATGTAAATACTGTTTATTGCAGAACAATTAGTTTGTATTACTCTAAGTTTCATTTTCTTTCAGCCACCATAGTACCAACATGACCTTTGAATGCTCGATTACCAAAATGTGTTAATGGCATAGCTAAGTCTGCCCAAATCTCTCCACCACATTCTTGCCATAATCTTGAAAAGTAATAATCCTCAGAAAGATATCTAATTTGTGGATAACCTTCTTTAGTTTTTGTTTCATATGGGCCTACTGCAAACAAGTCATAACAATTGTCTGACTTGTATGATCCTCCATTTACTATTTGATCTGACTCATATTTTCTTTCAGGAAATTTTTTAAACATAGTTCTAAAAACTTCTCTTTTAACAAGCATCATTCCTGTAGCAGCTTCTTGTACAGGAAAGAAACCTTGCTCTCCTTTTAAGTTAAGAGGATCGTCAAAATTTACATTGTAACCCAAAGCCATTGCTTCTAATTGATCCTCAGTTGCATTTGGATGTTCTTCTAAAATTCCTTTCATTTTTTCAAGATACAAATGTTTTCTAGGATAAATACCACAAGCGATGTCTTTATCTGCACATAAAAGACGTTCAATATTTTGCCACGTAAAACCTATATCAGCATCTATAAACAATAAATGAGTTGCAACAAAATCAGTTTGATCCATCATCATAGAGACTATCGTGTTACGAGCTCTAGTTATTAAACTTTCATTTCCCATAGTCTGTATTCTCATCTGAACATTTTTTTCTTTTGACATGGACCACTGTTGTAATTCTAAAAGTCCGTGTAATGTGGCCTCAGATAACATGCCACCATACATTGGCATACCTAAAAATATTTTAAAGTTTTGTTCTTTTAGTTCTTCTGGTTTAATCATTTTTACCACCTTTTATTTATTTGTTTTAAAATAGGTCTATCTATAGTATCCAAACCACCTTGTAAGATTACTTGCTTAAAGTCTTTAGTAGGAGAGATAAATTTATGTGTCATCCAATAAGGAAATATGTATAAGTGATTTTTTTCTATATTAGTTCTTTTTGGTTCATTTTTATACATTGCAACAAAGTCAGCGTTATCAACATCTAAAGGGTAGAAAAAATTAAAAGTTCTTTCATCCTTAAATATCCAATCGGTTTCGTTATAAAAATAGTTAAAAGTAATACATTCGTCTGAAGTTTGTATACCCTTAAAATCAAATTTAAAGTTCTGATGTAGTGTAGTTACGGCGATTTGTAAAAAATTTTTCTTTAATACTACCTCCTCAGATTCTTTTGTATCAACCTCTACATTAACTTTTAATAAATATTCGTTAGTCATATTGTTTCCTTTTCCATATACATTTTTTATATCCATCCTCTATCAAAGAAAATAATCTAAATTCTTGCTTCTTAGATTGATTCTTTTCTTTTTCCTTTTCTTTTTTGATTTGCATTTTCCAACTATCTCTAAGAAAGGGAAATACTAAAGCTATAGGGACATTTTTTTTTAACACAAAAGATTCTCCTACTTGCATCTTTTTTAAGAAAAAAGGAAAATTAATATTAAGTTCATAATCGTCTGTGTCGACTATACCTGTAATTATGCGAATATTATCGACTTCAGTGTTAAAAGGGTTTGTAAATATACAACTATAGTTTTCAGGTGTCTTTATTTTCCAAGGATTTAGAAATTTAAAAGCTACTTCATATTCAGATGAGTCAATCATATCTTTTGATATTTGTCCCATTTTGTGTGTTTCTATACCTATGTTAAGGTTGGATATAGCTTCATGCACATCTTCTCTATAACTCCAAGTTACTTGATCTTTTTCCTGAACAAAAGCTACTTCTGCTGGGTTAAGAATTAGATAACCAGAAGTAACACTATCAAGAACAGGTACACATTTTTTAATTGTGGAATTTTTATAGTTTTTTAAATCACCAAAATGATTTTTCATTTTTTTAAACCACTCTGGTGTACATCTCTTTGCAGGTTTTGGTAAAACAAGCCAATCTGGATGTGGGGATGAAAACTCTATTGTTTTTTGAAACATGCAGGTAATCCCAAAAAGGGTCTATTATCGTACTTATTTTCTTCGGCACCTTCTGTTTTTTTATTATTGTAATGAAAAAAGGCTTGTACACAGGTATTACCAGTAAAGGCATAACGCCAATGCTCTAATTTATTACCTTTATAAATTAACATATCCCCTGGTCTTAAATTAACTTCAACACCTTCGTTGTTTTGACCTCCTGTGGGATCTAAATATATGGCCCATGGATCTCCACCTAAATTCATAGTTGTTGATATCTCACAAGAAAATCTATCTATATGTCTATATAGAATGTCTCCATATTTATACGCTCTTGCATAAGAGTAATTTTCATACAACTCCAAACCTGTATGTTTTTCCATTAGAGGTGTAAGTTTTTTTAGAAGAGTTTCCATGAGCACATCAGAGTAATGACTGTAAGTATTAGGTGCTTGAGGATCATTCCATTTACCAAGGTAGTCCACATAAGGTGACATAACTTTTGTAAAACGCATTTGATCGACTACTTTTCTTTTCATTAAAAAATAATCTTTGACAAGATCAGCCATTTCTGTTGAGATCGCATTCTCTATAACAAGATAATTATATTCATTAAATTTATTACTTACTTCCATTTTTCACCTCTTACCCACATTACCATTGATAATCTTTGTCCTTTCGTAACTTTAGTTACACGATGATAAACAAAACTTGGAAACACAATAATATTTCCTTTTTGTCTAAACATATCGTTATTAATAATATTTTCTTTTTTTATTGGAGATGCAGTAGGATCACAGAACTCTAAATTACCTCCTTCGTATTCATCACTATTAGATAAAGGAATTACAACAGAAATTTTTCTCTGATCATTAATTGAAGAATCTGATGTATGTATATGATCTTGATGCCAATTATAAAAATGATTTTCTTTGTATTTCGTAAATTGAATTTCTTCAGGGTAACTTAAAGAAAAATTCCAATCAGCCTCTTCATTCTGTTGATGCACATAAGGTAAGATCCAATCGAAAATCCACGTATCGTTGAGCCAAGTTATTCTTGTATCCCTCATTTTTTTATCGATTTTGTCACCCGATAATGTTGCTTCTATCTCATTAGATTCAAGTCCTCTTTTAACAACTTGATTTAAAAAACTGTGAGGGAAAAAGTCTTCTTTGACTAAAATATTATTGTTTACGATCATTTCTAAGTAATTAAGATATTACTTAGTTTTAACTCAATGTCAATGTAGGCCAATTAATATTGTTTTCGTCGTATGATGTGCCTTCGTTTGGAAAGTCTCTTAATTCTTGTCTATATGTTTTGATATTGGCTAAGTTTGACTCTTGACCTGTGGCCTTATAAGGGCTGTCTTCTAAAACCATCCAATCTGAAACAGTTAATTTTTCATCTCTCATTTTTCTAACTTGCGTTATTGAATATGGTTCATATTGAGAGACTTCTCCAGTTTCACGATTATAAAACCAATGTTCTGCTACTGAATCATTTGAAACTTCAATATATAAAGGACCTAAAGCATTTGTTGGTCTAGTGTCTTCAACATATTTAACTCTGTACTCATCTACTTCTACATAAATAAATTTGCTCATTAGGATATAAACTCCGAAACTCTAACTCTGCCTGCTCCGCCAGTTCCACCTGGTCTACCGTTAGGGCCTGGACCTCCAGTACCACCTGAGCCACCAGAACCAATTGTAATGGATATGGATGGTGAGTATTCAGGACCTGCGATCACTGCGAAAACACCACCGCCTCCGCCTCCGCCACCACCTGGTCTACGATTACCGAGGTTTCCACCTGTGTTACCACCGTTTCCACCTGAACCCGCATTACCGAAAAATCCAGAAGCGCCACCACCTGAGCCACCGTTGTTTGATGTGCCTGGTCCAGGACTACCTGTTTGACCTTTATTGATGACCGCAGTTCTGTTTGATGTGCCTGATCCACCTGCTCCACCAGCTCCACCTGAGCCACCTGTAGCAGTTATTAAACTTCCTAAACTTGTAGTTCCACCTGCACTACCTCCACCAGCACCTGGGCCATAGTAAGTAGAACCACTGCCTCCTCCACCGCCACCAATAACTTCAAAAGTAGCGAATTGTGTATCAGCATCAGCAGTGTATGTTCCTGTAGCAGTAACATCTGTGTTAATTACACTACCTACTCCACCACCACTTGCACTAGCAAATTCAAGAGCACTCGCTCCTGAGTTAACTGTCAATACTTGACCAGCAGTTCCGATAGAAGTTAAGCCTGTTCCACCTTTTGATGTTGGAACAGTATCTAATCTTGCGTTTGCAACTGTACCAGTTGCAAGGTTGGTTGCATTCAAGTCTGTAAGTGCAGAACCGTTTAAGGCAGGTAATGTTGCAGGGAATCTAGCGTCAGGAATTGTTCCTGAAGCTAAATCTGCAGCGTCTAAATTTGTTAAGTTTGCTCCACTAACTGCGGGCAAAGTAGCAGGAAATCTTGCATCTGGTAAAGTACCTTTGTTTAACGCACCAGCGTCAGTTGATGAAGCAATTTCTACATTAAAATCTGAAGAACCATCACAATAAACAGTTGTATGTGCACCTTGTGTTATTAAAGTACCATTGGCTGTATGCCCTGTAGCTGCAATAGTTAATGTTTGAGAACCTGTTGTATTGTTAAAAAAGGTGTAGTTACTTTCAACAGCAGGAATAAAGACAACAATATCTCCTGTTAAAGCACCTGTGAGTTCAATTACTTTGTTAGAAGCCTCAGCAGTATCCGAAGCATTAGCAGTTGAAAGAGTTATATTTGCAGAACCAGCAACGGATTTAGCTAAATATCCTGCTGAAAAAGCATCAATAACATCTAAATTATTATTGGTGTTGGTACCCCATGTATTGGCATTTGCGCCAGTTGCCATCAGTTCTAATTTAAGTCTATCTGAAAAGTTACTACTCATGTTTTTACCTCTCTAAAATATATCTTTTTTTTATATCCTAGCAACACTTTTTTTATGCTGCGTCTACCTCGGTCCATGTATTACTTGCTCCTGTAACCACGTTTGCCCATGGAGTAGCAAAAGGATTACCTGTGATTATGGATAAGTCAAGTCCTGTTACATTTACCGTTGCTCCTGCTGAAGGTATCACAGTTCCCTCAGCAAAACTTAAAGCCACTGTTGAAACACTTACTATTACACCTGTTCCACCTGTCGCTGTGGCAGTTCCTGCAGAGAAACTTGAAGAAAGTCCTGTTGGTTGTACCAAAGCGTCTGCTTCTGCAACAGCAGTTCCAAGTGCAGAGGTCATAGTGACTGGAACAGGGTCTACCTGTGTAAAGATATCAATTACAGGAGTTCCAATAGCAAAATCTAATTGATCAGAAGGAGCAATAACTCCTACGTTTCCTTCTCCTACAATACCTGTAGCTCCTGATAAGGCTGCACCTATTGTTAAACTGTCTAATGTGACTAAGGAAGTACCTGTTTCGGTCGTATCGCCTAGAGCACTTGTCATCTCTAAGCCTGTCACAGAAACTATAACACCTGAACCTACTTCAACTGTAGGAGTGCCTAACGCAGTAGACATTGAAACGCTACTAACGTTGGTAATAAATTCTATATTCTCATTCCATGCAAAAGATCCCCATGTAGATCTTCCCCAACCTGCATCAACAGAACCTGATGCTGTCTCAGTGCCTAAACCAAAAGATGTTGATAAACTGCCAAGAACAACTCCTGCACCCTCTTCAATAGCTAATGCTCCTGATAGCTGTGTTTCAAATGTAACGGGTGTTACAGAAACAACGTGTTCAGGTGTGCCAATTGCTGTACCTAAAGCTGATGTTATTTGAAGTGAATCAAGTGTAACTACAACATCACCAACAAAGGTTTCAGTGCCTAATGTTGTTGTTGTCGATAACCCAGTAAGAGATACTGTGATCGAGCTTTGTTGGCCCCATGCGCCTTCGCCCCAATTATTTTCACCCCAAGCATCTGCCATGGTAATGCTCCTCTAAATTAAGA